TGCTTCATTAACAAAGCCACTTTGATCCCAAGGTGTTGTAGTGTAATCTTCTAAGAAAGCGAAAGGTATTGCTTCAAGTCCGTCAAAGGTTAGAGTATAACCATTACGGTCTCCAAATGCAGCCCCACTATCCATAGTTCCTGTGCTTAATTCCATTCCATTTGCCATACCTAATGCAATAAACACATCGTGTCCGTTAGCTAATTGTTGATTTAATTGTGCAAAAATTCTTACTTTAGATTTTCCTAAAAGTTTGATTTCATTTTGATCTTCTTTTGTTAGTCTGTTTAAGATAATATTTACCTGGGGTGTATAAAAAATAGTTCCATTTTCTCTACTACCTGTAATACTATCGGTAACTGAAGCTACACCAAGTGGCATAACATATTCATAAATTGTGCTACCATCCCAATCAATAGCGTCAATTTCTAAAGGGTTTGATCCATCATAAGTATAAGATACATCTGAATCATATACTGAGAAAAATATTTTTTTAACCCCTCCTGAGATTCTATTACAATCAAGCCCCCTTCCTCGTGTTAGTGCTGTACAAGCCATTTTTTTTTATTTTTTTAAGGTTAAAGGAGCAAGGGTTTTTACACCCCTGCTTCTTGAATTAATTTATTACGACTGTCTTACAATATCAGCTCCAACTCCTGTTTGAACACCTCCTGAATATCTTGCCACTAATCTCATATTATCGCTTCCGTCTAATTGCGACATATCCATCAAAGTGATTCTTGTAGCATCTGAAAGTAAATCAGTTCCGAAGAATAAGTTCGACTTTTCTGCTGCTATTGCTTGATTATCTAACATACCTGGACAAACTGCAATTTTGTAACCTTCAAATACTGGCTCATAATCACCGTTCATATTGTAAGCATTAACATATCCTAATGTAGATACTGCTGAAATATATAAAGCGTATGTTTTAGGACTTACGTAAATATGTAAATCTTCTTTTCTTAATACAGCAGAAATATTAGCTGCCATATTTTCTGTTAAACCTTGTAGGTTAGCTATAATGTTACCAGCAGTATAAGCTCCTGTTGCTGCATCTTGATTAACTGTTGCATCAGCATTAGTACCTGTTGGCATTAAGTAACCGTTAGTATTTAAGAATCCTTGAAAATCTCCTGTTGCTCCTGCTCCATTCCAAACACTTTCTTCAGTTTGTTGTGCTATGATTTCTCCCATATAAGAGATAACATAGTCATCAAAAGATGCTGGAGGAGGCGCACCTGCTCCTGCTCTCATTTGTAATGCTTCCCAAGAATCTAATAAAGTACTCTTGCATAAGTCAATATTGATTTGTAAGTTTCTTGGTTCTAATACTTTTTCAGTAAGTGCTAAAGTCCCTGCGTCAGTAAAGTCGCAAGTTGCATCAACAACTAGCCCTGAACCTGCCATACGTTGTATGTTACTTTTGTATTTAATGTTTTCAATAGAAGTTAAAAAGTCTAATGACTTAGCTTCTTTTAAAGCGGCAGCGATATAAAACCCTGCTGCTTTTCCTGCGAAATTTGATGTTGTAGTAAACGCCATAATTTTGTTTTTTTTTATTTATTAATTAATGTTATTTGTTTAAGTTATATAAGAATCTTTCTTGCTTAGATAACTTGTTATATTCTTTTCCACTTAAACTAGTTCTTTCTGAACTAAATTTATTTGTGTTAATTGGTGCATCAGCAGGAGTTTCTGCTAATTCAATTTTTAATGCTTCATTCTCAGCTTTTAATTTTTCTATTTCTTCATCTGCTGAAAACTCAACTACTTCAGTAGTCTTAATAGATTTAGGATTTGTTCCTGGCTCAGTTACTTCTTCAGCCATTTCTTCAACATCACCTGTTTCACCTATTTGTTTTTTAAGATCAGATACTGCATCTTCTAGGTTTTTGATACGCTTTTCCATACCTTGCCAGTCATCAACTGCTGCTTCATCATCATCTTCACCTCTATCTTCTCCCATTTCTTCTTCTTTAACTTCTTCTGATGCTTCTTCTTTTTCTTCTGTCTCTGATTCAATAACCTCAGCAACTACTCCTTCAGTTTCAACTCTGAAAGATATTCCTGTGTCAGTCTTGTATGTTCCAACAGGTAATAGGATTGTAGTACCATCTTCTGTTAATACTGAGATATCTACTCCTGACTCTAATTCTTCAGCAGTAGAAACAAAGATTGTTCCATCTTCTGATTTACCTTGCCAAGCTAATTTAATTTCATTCTCAGCTTTGTTTAAGCCAAGTGCTACTAATATTTGTTCTTTTAAGTCCATAGTTTCTTTTTTAATATAATAGAATAGTTATTTATTTATTTGATTTTTAGATTTTATCAATTTCTTTAAGTAGTTTACCATTCAAAGTGTTAAGTTGTGATAAATTGTCTTGTAATTCCTGATAATCTCCGTTAGTTTCAGGTTTTATACCTAAATCTTTAGATGCTTGTGCGTATTTTTTTCTTATAGCTTCTCCTTTAATGTGCAACTTAAATCCATTGTCGTTTTTACCTTCTGCTTCTTTAATTGCGTTTACTGCATTTTTTACGCTTTTAAATTGGTTGATATAATCTTTTAAAAACCCCTCTATTTTATTTAACTCTTTATTTAAATCATCTGCTAAGCCCAACTCAACCTTTTCTGCTTTTAGTTCAGTTTTGTTTTCTTTTATTAGCTTATTTAAAGCACTTAGTATTTGTTCTGGTGTTGGTTTCATATTATCCATAATTTTTTATAGAATTTATAACTTTATTATAATACTTTACTTCTTCTTTAGCTTGTGTTACTGTTTTACTAGCATCTTTATATACATCATTATCATCAGGTTTTAAACCTAATTCTTTTGTAGCTGTTGCAAATTTATCTAAATCACTTTCTAAATACTCTACTGAAGTTTCTGCAAAATCTAATGCTAATTTAACTTTTCTTTTTAAAATACTTATATCTTCGTTAATATCAGATTGTTTATTAGGTAATTCTTTTTTTATGGTTTTATTTCTATTTAACAAATCCGAATATAAAGATAGTTCAACTTTTTCAACACTTAACAATTCTTTTAGTGCAGTTCTTATTTCTTCTGTTGTTGGCTCTTTCTTTTGCATAGATTCAAATTTATTAGTAAAGTAGCCTTCAATTGAAAGACCTTTAATTTCTCCATCTTTTATTTTATTCCAAAGTTCATCATTTTCTATCTTCATCTTAACGAACCACGTGCCATTAGGCAGGTCGTAATTATACATCTTTGACTTATCACTATCACCCTCTTTAATCCAAGATTCTACTGTTAGAACTCCTGATACTCTATCTTTATGTTCGTGTGTAGCTTTGTGGTGATTGTTATGTTTTAAATATAATTCAGAAGCCTTACGTACTGTTTCAGGACTAAAGTAAACATAGTATTCTGAATCTGTATTTGGATCATATCTAAATATCTGCTTGTTAGGTATTAAAGCAGGACTAACTAGCATACGTTTTTCTTCATCTACCTTAGCAAATGTCAAGTTGTTTTTCTCTTTACCAAAGAATACAAAGTCTTGCTCTATTGCAGGTGATGATACTAAGCTAATAGCATCAATAGCTAGTTCTTGACTATCATCTGCTATTACTAATTCTACTATTTTAGTTTCTTTCATATTATTATTTATACTAAGTCAGTATTTTTAATTTTTATTAAATTTTTACTTGCATTATCTATATCTTTTAAGCTTTGAGATATGTCTTTTTTTAATGCTTCTATTTTAGAAGGAACATCAACACCTAATTCTTTAGAAGCGTTTTCTATTTCTTGATATCTTGCGTTTGCTTTTAAATAACTTTTTCCTGCTGCATCATACAAATCTAATGCCTTATTTGCTGCACTATCAACTTCAGTAGTTTGTCGCATACCTTTAGTATGTATTTCAGAAGCATTATTATACTCTTTTTCAAAATCTTTAATAGCATTTAACTCAACTTTCTCAACTTTACTTAAATTATATTCTTTTAATTCTTTTTCATATTCTGCATACGTTTTACCTAAAGGTGTTGGATATTGTTTCATTTCTTTATAATGTTTTGGATTAGCTTTTTCACAGGCTTCTTTGGTGTCGTATTTACATTCACCAGTTTCACCCCATTTGTATTTTCCATCTTTGCATTTAGTACACGGCATATTATATAATAGATTTAATTAATATTTATTTGATTTTTAAATTGTCGCCCTTCTTCTTATATTTGCTAATTGGTTTTGACTGTTAGTCATTTCATCAGTTAATACGTAAGCTCTTAATGGTTCAGGTGCTTGTCCTCCACTTAATTCAAATGCTCCTGACATCATCTGAGGTGCAGGAGTTTGAGGTGTTGGTGATGGTGATGATCCTCCTCCACTTGTACCAGGGACATCTGTTGCTAAGATAGTTCTAACATTATTTAAACCTGCTGCTATTACGGCTGCACCTGTTGCAAAACCTGCTACACCACCCTGTGCAAATGCTTTATTCGCACCTACATAAGTGTCTATTATGGCTGATGCTACTGCTAAAGCTTTGTTATCTCCTGCTAATGCACTTAAAGCTCCTGCAAGTCCTGAAAACGCTTCTAATTGTTCATTCAAATTAGCTTGTACTACTTGTGTCTTTTCTTTCTCATATTGCTTAGTAATAGCCGTAGTGTCCATTCCTGACTTTCTAGCCATATCTAGTTTTTGCTTGTATGCAGTTTCTAGTTCTTGTAATTCCCTTTGCATTCCGGATAGCCCTTCAGCTCTTACTTCGTTTTGAGTTTCTAGTAATTCTTTTTCTAATGAAACTTGATTAGTCTTTTGTTCAGACAATTGCCCTGTAATAGTTTCTTCAAGTTCAAGCATTGATACTTTTTGTTCTTCTAATGCAATCCAATTTTCTTCACTCTTATTTATATTGTATTGTTTTTGTGCAGCATCTATTTGAATTTGTATCTGTTCTTTTTGAGCCTGTTGTTGTTTGGCTAATATCTTATTAAGTTCTTTGTTAGCATCAATCCTTTCTTGGAATGTTTTAGTTTCATCATCTCTTATTTGTCTTTGAACTTCTGCATCTTTTAAATATTGAGCATTTAATTTAGCAAATTCTACTGAAGCCCTTTCAGCTGCTTTTTCTGTTTCAGTAATTGCTTTTGCTTGGTCAATTACTTTTTTTGTGTAATTTGTTATTGTTTCCGCTACTTTCTCATAACTTTTATCTACTCCTGTAAATACATCTACTGTTTCTTTTCCTGCTTCTTTTATAGTATCAAAAGCTGCACTAAATTCACCCTTAATTAATTGACCAAAAGATTTACCTACTAAACTCATTACTTCTAATGCTTGATTAAATCTATCTATCAACCCCTCTTTAATAGCATTTCCTAAATCTTTTACTTTTTGTGCAGGATTTTCAAATATGTCTTTGAAGAATCCTGTTATTGTACTTAAATTAGTTTCTATATAACTAAACAAATCATTAAATGCTATACTTAAAGTTGTCATTGCAGTATTAAAAGTGTCTAATACTTTTTGATTTTTACTAAATACTTCACCAAGTTTAGCTAATAAAGCTACTATCAATCCAATCCCTGCTGCTTTTAAAGCTGTACCAACTCCTTTAATAGCAGTACCCATACCTTTAAATCCACCTGACGCTTTATCAGTTGCCTTATCTAACTTTTTAACATCTTTAGTAACTTCACCTACATTTGATTTTACTTCTGCTTCTAATATTGTTTTCTCTGCCATATCTTTATATTTTTTAAGGTAATGTTACCCCTGTGAATAATTGCATAAATCTTATTGTGCTTACCCATTCTAA